TTTTACAAGACATAGGCAAAAGAAGAGGATACTAATGAGCATTATAGATACCGCAAAAAAGCTATTACAAAAAGCTATTGAGCTAAATGACGACGACTTAATTAGAATGGCTAATGCTCTATTGGAAGATGAGATTGATGCTGTAGTCAAAAACGTTTCATTGCCAGAGCCTGAACCACAAGTCGAGGTTTCAGATACACGAGTTGATCCGTCCCAGTTTACTGTAGAAAAAAGAGCTTCCAAGAAAAAGTCTCAAGCAGTAAATGAAGTATCTCGTGGAGAGAACCTTTTTGTTGACGACGGAACAGAGCATAGCGACATAGAAACTCCAGATTTTGTCCCAACACAAAGGAGGGGCGCGTCTAGAGACGTAACGCAAACATGCGAGGAGTGTGGGAAAAAATTTAAAGTACCCAAGGTTCACAGTAGAGAGTTTTTTGTGTGTGATACCTGCTTAAATAATAGGATTAGATAATATGATTAAAGTTAAGCTGTTAAGCGAAGAGGCTAAAGTGCCAACCAAATCACATAAGTCTGATGCTGGCTGGGATCTGTATGCTTCCGGCACATCGCAACCAGTTTATCCACATAAAAGAAGACTGGTTTCTACAGATATATGCATAGCTATTCCTGATGGCTATTGTGGGTTAATTTGGCCAAGATCTGGTTTATCGGTTAACAATGGAATTGATGTTCTTGCTGGGGTGATTGACTCCGGCTACAGGGGAGAAATAAAAGTGTGTCTGTTCAACACATCAGATACACTAGTACATATTCATCCGGGTGATAGAATCGCTCAATTAATTGTACAGAAAGTTGAAGATGTTAATTTTTTAGAGGCTGACAGTCTTGACGATAGTGATCGTGGAGATGGCGGCTTCGGAAGCACGGGGAAGTAAATGCCTTTATTTAACAAAAAAGAATATAGTATTTTAGAAAAAAACGGACTATTTGTCGTCTACGAAAAAATAGAGAGTGAAGATGGTAGCTATACCAACAAAGAGGTGGCTAGATACAATACAGAGGAGGATGCTGAAGACTCTATTAAATCAAAAAAGGAACTTAAAAAAGAAGACAGGAAGGAACGTAGAGAAGAAAAGGTCGGAGAAAGACGAGAATACCGATTAGAGAAGCTGAACGCACTAAAAGAAAAGTTTTATGCGGTTGCATCTAAAAGAAAATGGTTGTTTTTTATCATTGCAGGTGCTATAGTAGCATACCTAGTTATCTCCAAAGGCGGTTTTGGAGGCGGTGATATTCTAACTAAGATCAAAGGATTTTTTGGATAATGAAAAAAGCAATTACTTTAGAGTGGAAAGATTTTTTACTTGGTGTTTTTTTGAGTGCTACTATTTGTATGGGATTCTATATTTTTAGAGGTATGTAAATGACTTTTGGTATGACGGCTATCGCTGTCTCTGCAGTGATGTATGTTATTGTTGGGTTTTCTTGTATTAGGCAAAAAGATCAACCACATGCGCTTATGTGGTTTTCTTATGCTATGGCTAACATTGGATTATTATGGTACGAAATAAAGAAAATAAGCGGAGGCTAGAAGACGTAGCTGCAGAAAGAGCTGTGCTTGCAGGCCTTTGTCAATATGGGATAGATGTCCTTCTTGATATTGATTACATTGACACTGATTACTTCGTAGATGATAAGAATCAGATTATATTTAATTGTGTTAAGAAGGCTTTAAAGGATACGCAGAGAGCTGAGCTAGCTTCAATCCTATCTGCAGCGAATCAACTCGACTTATACGCTAATATCAGCAATCAGGAAGAGATAGGCTTTTTGCGGTCTTTATTTAATTTTCCAATACATCAAGAAAATGTCAGAGTTCACGCCGAGAAGCTAGCTAAACTTAAAGTGGCTAGGGATGTCAAGCAAACACTTAGCATCTGCTCTTCTAGAATTGAAAAGATAACTGGAGATGAAGATATAAACGACATCATCTCAATCGTAGAGACTCCCGTTCTTGATGCCACGGCTAAAATATATCAAACATCTGATAACAAACCGGAAATTATCGGAGGAGAACTGGAAGAGTACATCGAGTTCTTGAAAGACAACCAGAGCGAAATGATGGGAATTAGTACTGGCTTCCCTACCTATGATGAGGCAATCGGTGGTGGCCTAAGAAGAAAGTGCGTGGATCTTGTTGCTGCTCGCCCAAAGGTTGGTAAGTCTATGTTTGGTGACGCCGTAGCTATGCATGTCGCTAAGAACCTAAATATCCCCGTGTTAATGCTAGATACAGAAATGTCAAAGGAAGACCACCTCAATCGTATGCTGGCAAACATTAGCGGTGTTGAAATAAATAATATCGCCAGCGGAAATTTTGCAAGTAACAATCTTAATACTGAAAAAATTGAGTGTGCTGCGGATGAACTTTCTGAAATACCTTATCATTATGTGAGTATTGCGGGACAACCTTTCGAGAATATATTGAGTATAATGCGTAAATGGATTTACCAAGAGGTTGGTTTTGATGAGAACGGCAGAACAAAAGATTGTTTAATTATTTATGACTACCTGAAACTAATGAACTCTTCCAGCATTTCTAACTCTATGCAGGAGTTCCAAGTGTTGGGGTTTCAAATAACACAACTTCATAACTTCTGTGTTAAGTATGATGTCCCCTGCCTAAGCTTTGTGCAGTTGAACAGAGATGGAATTACAAAAGAGTCAACAGACGTTGTTTCAGGATCTGACAGGCTTATATGGTTATGCACGAGCTTTACTATCTTTAAGATGAAGTCCGATGAAGAAATCGCTGATGACGATGAAGACAATGGCAATAGAAAACTTGTTCCGATTGTTGCTAGACATGGAGCAGGACTTGATGACGGTGATTACATAAATATGAATATGTTTGGAAAGTTTGGCAAGCTAGTAGAAGGCCAGACAAGAAATCAATTGAAAACTAAATCTAGGATTAGGGATAATGGATTCGACTCAGCAGGTGAACAACCAGCAGATATTGAAGCTGTCTAACCAGCTATTTACAAAATTGGATGCGCTGTTAAAATACTTTGATATAGACTATATTGAGTATCCAAATAGGTATGCGTTTGCATGTCCTATACATGGTGGAGATAATCCAGAGGGGTGCAGTATCTTTACTGACGGGAATACAGCTAAAGGAAACTGGAATTGCTGGACTAACAACTGCCAAGAAGATTTCGGCAGGAATCTATTTGGCTTTGTGCGCGGTGTGCTTTCTAATGATAGAGCTACAACAGTCAGTATTCAAGAAACGGTAAAATTCTGTTTGCAATTTCTTGGGCTAAGTAGTAATGATTTACAATTCATCAAAGATGTAGAAAGCAATAATGATATTAAACTCTTAGATGTTTTTGATAGAAGCCCACAAAGAACAGAATCCTCTATAGATAGAGCAACTGTAGTAGAGAGCATTGACATTCCTGCAAAATATTATATTGACCGAGGTTACACGCAAGAGATCCTCAAGACATTCGATATAGGAACCTGCAATAAAAAAAGCAGACCAATGTCCGGAAGAGTTGTTGTCCCAATCTATGATGAAGGATATAATTACATTGGCTGCATAGGAAGAGCGAAGTATGATAACATGAAACCAAAGTGGTTGCATAGCAAAGGCTTTAAGAAAAGCTCATATCTATATGGCCTCAATGTAGCGAAAGACAAGATACTTTCTACATCAACAGCAGTTTTAGTTGAAGGTCAAGGTGATGTATGGCGTATGCACGAGGCTGGAATTACAAATACAGTCGGTATATTCGGAGCTAACCTGAGTGATGATCAACTAGTACTTTTGGAGAGAAGTGGAGCACTTAATCTAGTTATATTAACTGATTACGACGATGCCGGCTGTAGAGCTGCTGAACAGATAATTGCTAAATGCGGAAGAAGATTCAATTACTACCGTCCTGAAATCACAGAAAAAGATGTTGGAGACATGACGGTAGAACAAATACAAACACAAATTATAGATGAATTGGACGGAGTAATATAATGACAAAAATCATTGCCTTTGCCGGCAAGAAACAATCTGGCAAGAATACATGCTGCTCGTTTTTACATGGGTATCAGTTGAGGTCATACCATTTGGTCGAAGATTTCGGTCTGGATGAGGAAGGTTGCTTAGTTGTAGACACTATGATGCTCGACGCATCTGGACAAGCTCAAAAAACAATGGGCGCCCTAGATGTCACTAGAACAGACCACGATTTTAGTTTGTGGGCAGCGTCAAACATGTGGCCCTTTGTTAAGCATTACTCTTTCGCATCGGCGCTTAAAGAAATATGCGTTGGTTTATTTGGTCTCAGTAAAGATCAGTGTTATGGCTCTGATATAGACAAGAATCAGCTCACTTGGTTTAGGTGGTCAGACATGCCCGGATATAAAGGCAAGAAAAAAGATAAGATGACAGCTAGAGAGTTTATGCAGTATGTTGGAACAGATGTATTTAGATACATACATCCAAGCATATGGACTGATAGAACATTATCTAGCATTAGCAATGAGTCTCCTGCTTTGGCGCTCATCTCAGATTGTCGATTCCAAAATGAGGTGGAGGCCGTACAGAGGGCGGGCGGAAAAGTAATTAAGCTTACTAGAGGTTTAGATTCCGATGGTCACTCTAGTGAAACCTCTGTGGATAAACTTAAGGGGTGTGATGCGACCATCGACAACTCTAAATTAACCATCGAGGAGACAAACGGTGAGATTGTAGAACTTATGAACTCTTGGGGTTGGCTCGGTAGTGTAATCGAGAAGCCTAAAGAAAAAGACCCAGACAATTTAGTCGGCGGCATACAAAAGATTAAGGAATAAAATGTTAGTAACATATATACGTAGCTCTAGCTACAACAATTTTGAGTACTGTGAGATGCAGTATTTTATGACTTATGTTTTGGGCCACCAGACAGTATCTGGTAAGAAAGCCCAGTTAGGTACAGTTGTTCATAAGGTTATGGAAGTCCTTGCTGGATGCAAGAAGATTTTACAGGATAAAGGCGAGCTATTGCTTAAGGATGACGCTATCGGAGAGGTCGAGTTTACAAAACGTAGACTCGGAACAAAGAAATTTGTAAACGAA